GTCGGTAAAACACTTTGCCCTTATTGTTTGACGAGTAATAATATAATAAAAAAACAAATTGAGAAAAGTGTAAAAAAAATTAGTTATAAACTTATTGAATTTAAAATATTAAAAAATGAAAAATAGTAAAAGAATAGAAAAAATAACAAAAAGGCATTTTGAAATACTTGACACTTTGGAATTTTATGATGGAGGTGAATTAAGATTTTTTTACGATTATTATAGGCTTGTAGATAAAAATCAAAATCCTATTGCAAATATTAAAAGGTATATAATTGATGATCTAATAGAACACAACTATATAATAAAAAATAAAGTTAATTACTTAATAAATAAAATATAAAAAAATGTCACAAAGAAACAAAGATCTACCAGCAATGCCAGTTCACCCAATGCAGGATAAATTTGGTCAGGTAATCCTGATGGCGGGAATGTCAAAGCTGGAAATATCTGCACTTAATATCCTGTCTGCACAGTTAAGAAAAAACAAGATTGAAGATCTTTCCCCTGAAGATATTACCTACCTAATTGGAGAATCTTACAAAATAGCAGATGAATTTTGTGCATATATTGAAAAAGGTGAAAAGGAAAGTAGCATAATAATTTAAATCGTGTAACCAATGACAAATGATCTACACGAAAAACTATTAAGCCGCAAATTTAAACATAACTACCAGCCACCGGATGAAAACATCATTTTCACAATTGATGGAAAAAATATCGGTTGTTTGCAGTCTTTTGTTTGTTTTCAGGGATTACCTAAAGCTGGGAAAAGTACATTTATTACCAGTGCCATTGCTTCAGCTTTCACCACCTGGGATATATTCGGGATGAAATTAAACTTTCCATCCAACAGAAAGCGAATCTGCTACATAGATACAGAAAGCAGTGATTTTGACTATTACAGAGTCCTGGACAGGATCAGAACGCAAATAATAACTGATCATCTGCCACACAATTTTGACAGTTTTTTGTTTCGGGAAGATTCACCCAATGAGATCCAGCAAATGATAGAAATTTATTTGCAAGAGAATCCGGACTGTTCAATTTTGGTACTGGATGGCATCCTGGATCTTATTTCAGACTTTAATTCCGTTGAACAGTCTTTTTACCTGATCCAATGGCTTAAAAAAATAACCAAGATTCACAATTTACTGATCCTTTGCGTTCTGCACCTGGGTAAAAAAGATCAGAACAGTATCGGTCATATTGGTTCTTACCTGGACAGAAAAGCACAATCAGTTTTGAAGATAGAAAAGAACAAGGAAAACAAAACTATTGATCTGTCAGCTACTTTTTTGAGATCCAGTGATGAATTTAACCCAATATCAATTTACTATTCAGGTTCATCCTGGACACAGGCAAATAACACCCAGGACAAAACAGGAACCTATATTTTTGGGATGGAAAAGACTAGTTTAATCAACAGGATATTATTTCAACCCCGGAAATATTCTGAAATGCTTTCTGATTTGGAAGAATTTACTGGTAAGGGTTCCACTACTTGCAAGAAACTTTTGAAAGATTGGATTTTGGATGGATCAATTATTAAATCAGGAGATGTATATAAACAAAAATAAAATGAAAAACGAAAAGTATTGGAACGGATTTATTATAGGATTATTTATAGGTGGTATTATGGGAATTGTAGTTCTTAATTTAGTACAAAAAGGGATATTGTAAAAAAAAATAGGGATGGTCGCCCACCCCTACTTGACAAATGATCTTCCAAACGAAAAACCACTTTCCCTTCAGGACAAAAATAGAAAATATCTAACAAATGAAACTTTTTACAGCTATAATTTTTTTTAAACCGGAAACTGGGATAATGCCCAGGAAGTATCGCAATATTAACAACGTGCCAAATCTGCTCAAATTTGCGTTAAAAAGTGGTGGATGGTATGTGAACCTGTATAATAAGAAAACAAAGGAATTTGAAGGCAGAGAATACCTCACAGAGGCATCCTAACAAACATCAACACTGCATACAAACTCAAAAGGGGCAAATTGCCCCTTTTTCTATTACCAAAGGTGAAGGAAAAGTGATTTTGATGAATCTCGGTCAGTTTAGGTCAGTTTTTCTGTTGGTCAAAATGGTTCAGGAAACATGGGTAGGACACCCGCACCCCTAAAGGGGTGCGGGTGTACCTATAAACTGACCTTGTTTCTGACCTAAATTGTCCTAAATTAATTTTTTTGAATAATTTTCAGTAATTTTGGGTTATTATTTGAAAATTTTGAAAATGAGAAATTGGATTTTAATCGGTTTAGCGGGGTTGACAGGATGGTATCTGCTGGGCAAAAGGCAGTTAGCAAATAGAACAAAATTGATCTTCAAGAAACTTGGTTTTGCCAATAAAAAATTCCAATTAGTTTTTGGTGTTCAGAACCCAACCGGACAAACTGCAAAAGTTTCTGCTATCACTGGGGAAGTTTACCTGGGTGATAAATTGATCGCAGATTTTTCCAGTTTTGGTGAACAAAAAATTGCTGCCAGGTCAGAATCTGAATTAAAAATACAGGCATCTCCGACTATTGGGATACTTCAACTGATCACCACAAAGGGATGGTTGAAAAAAGGTCTGCAATATAGTATTAAGGGAACCGGAAATTTTGATGGAATTGTTCTTCCGTTTGATTACAAAGCAAGTTTGATCTAATGCAGAAAAATTTACTTTTGGGTCGTTTGAAGCCGTTTGGTGGAAATTCCAAAATGTTGGTCAGGGATCAGCAAGTTCCTGATATTATTTCTGCCATGCTTTCTGCTCATAAAATGTATGCTGGTGAATATGACAAAATTTCTCAAGATTTTTATACTGGTGATGGGGTACAAACTGCAAAAAAGTTATTTGACTTTCTCAAAAAAAATGTCAAGTATAAAATTGAATCTGACCAGGCACAAAGGATAATGTCACCAGGGGCAATATTATCCCTGGGAAAAAATGACTGCAAAAATTATGCTTTGTTTATTATGGGAGTGCTTGACAGTCTTAAGCGGAAAGGACTGATTAATAATAAAATTTATTACAGGTTTGCCAGTTACAGACTCCTGGATGAAATCCCGCATCACGTTTTCGCAGTTATCCAGGATCAGGATGGAAATGAATTTTTCATTGATCCTGTACTGTCAAAATTTAACGAGAGAAAAACTTACTATCACAAAATTGATAAAGTACCAAGTATGCCACTATATTCAGTATCAGGAATAGGAGCTAAAAAGAAAGCTGCAAAAAAAGCAGCTGCACCAGTTGCACAAACTGCAACTGCTGCCAAGCCTAAAGAAAAAAAGAAAATAGTTTTGAAGATAGCACTGGCACCAGCAAGGGGATCTTTTCTTCTGTTGGTAGGCTTAAACTTTATGGGATTAGCTACCAAGCTGAAAAATGCTTTCACTAATAGGGCAGATGATACCCAAAACTGGTGGAAAAATTTAGGTGGTAATCCAAATGAACTTTTGAGAAAAGTTGAACAGGGTGCTAAAAAGAAAAAATTGCTTGGTGCTGATGTTGAATTTGCTTCTGAAGGTCAAATTGGTGTAGTTGCAACTGGCACTGCTGCTGCTGCTGCCACTGCTGCACCTATCCTGATTAAATTGGCTGAATTTCTTTCAAAGTTGGGAATTGATGTTAAGGAAGTAAGTGAAGTTGGTAAGAGGGTATTGGCAAAGCAAGTTAAAAACGTGGTGGAAAAGAAACTCGAAGCAGATGCCCAGGTTGAACAGGCAAATCAGGATGAAATTGACCGTATTGTGAACCAAACTGATAATTTAAATGCTGATGGATCAAAGAAAATGAATTATCTGCCCATTGTTATTGGTGGTGCAGTAATCATTTACCTGATCAGTCGCAAAAAGTAATCACTTTCACTTCACCTTTAATATGTATTCAAATTATCCAACACAGGCAAGTAAAAACGCAGTTGAAGGATATGTTTTGAATCTGATCAAAGGAAGTTGCAAAAATGCTACTGGAGTGAAAACAGGGATCAAGTTGATGAATAGGGAAGTGCTGAATGAAAAATTTGTAAATAAGATTTACTCTTATTTGAAAAGGGCAAAAGTTTATGTTGGGGATCAGGATAAGTGCGGTTATATTAGTTACCAGTTATGGGGTGGAAATGAGATGCTCACCTGGTGCGAAAAAACATTAAAAAAATAAAGCTATGACTGCAAAACAAAAAGCAGCAAGGGAAAAGTTCAAAAAGGTAGTTGCTGAAGCCGCAAAACTTCGCAAAAAGAACCCTAAATTAACACAGGCACAAGCCGTTAAACAGGCTTTTGCAATCAGTTATTCAAAAGGTGGTACAGTTAAAAAAGTAGGTGCCGTTAAAAAGAAGGCTGCACCAAAAAAGAAAGCTGCACTAAAAAAAGCAGCACCTAAAAAGAAGGCTGCACCTAAAAAAGTTGCATCAAAAAGAATTACTGACATACATAAAGACAGTAAAAGTCATAATGTAAATATCAGGGTAGTAAGTGGTGTAAATAATGATGTAACAAGATCAATTAATGCATATAAAAAATTGGAAAACGATATTAAAATTGCTCAAAAAAATTATGATTCAGCAAAAGATTTTACCAATCGTTTCTATGCTAAACAAAAATTAGATAAATTAAAATATGAATTAAGAGAAAGAAAATTTGTATTAAATAATTTATCAAAAGAATTGAAAAAAATAAAATAAAAATCTTGGGATTGCTTCCCACATAAACAAAAAAAACAAAAAAAATGGCACGTAGAAAAAAAAGGTCTGCCCCAAGCCGTAGAAGGAAATCTTCAAAAATGGGAGCAATCGGTAAATCTTTCTTGATGGATGCTGCCGGATTGGTAGCTGGTGCAGCTGCTGCAAGGGTTTTGACTTCTTCAGGCAAGATCCTTCCAAATCTTGATCCTAAATGGAAAAGTGCTGGTGTAATTGCACTTGGTGCATTTTTCCCCCAACTTCTGAAAGGATCTTTTGGTAAATCAATTGGTGATGGTATGGTAGCTGCTGGTGGTCTTGGGCTGCTCCAGTCGACTGGTGTACTGGGTGCAATTGATAATGCAATGGAGATCCCTGTATCTGTTATGGCGGGTGATGATCTTTCTGTAATTGCTGGTTACAGTGAAGATAATCTGTCTGTAATTGCTGGAATGGATGAGGAATACTCTTATTAATCAAAAAAGTAAAAATTAAATAAAATGGCAACACAACACGGTCAAAGGTTAATATTTGACAACGCAAAAGCACTTGTTAACAATGCTGGTTTTTCTGCTGGTCAAGCAGTTCTTTCACAGTCTTATCTTCGTTCTGAAGTAGCTATGTCCACTTCAACTACTTCTTACCAAATTCCCATCCTGGTTAATAGCACTGGTGCTAATACTAACTATGCAACAAATCAGCTTTTGAATCTTCAAGACGCTTTTGTTGTTTCAAGTATTGGTGTTTTTGTATCTATTCCAGCTGCTGCAACTACAACTGCATTCCCATTGTACACATATCCAAATGCTTCTGCTTTCACCACTTCAGGTGCTGCTGCTGCTTTGTATAATTTGTATAATGGTAAATTGTCAGTTACTGTAAATAACAGGCAGATTGTTCCAGCCTGGGATCTTTACAGGCACCTGTACGTTCCGCAAACACAACAAGGTGCTGCTGCAACTGCGACTACTATTGATCAAAATGATGCGACTGAATTTGGCTACTATCCAGTAGAACCAAACATTGTTTTGGTAGGTTCTAAAAATAACGTAGTTAGCTTGGAACTTCCAGGTGCAATTTCAACCATCCAGGCTGGTGTAGCACCCAGGATTGTGGTAATTTTCCGCGGTATCCTCGGGCAGAATATCACCCCGGTTCGCTAATTATATTAGTCAACTTCTGAAATGGAAAGGGGGAAGCCACATTAAATCCAGAACCCCTACTTTTTTTAAGTTCAAAAAAAACAAAAATGAACAAGGTTCAAAATTACGAATTTATAGAAGTGGTTGTTCCACAGTCATCCACAGGAACCCGTTTCTACTTCCCTGATCAGCCACAACTTCGCTTTGTATCTTTGCTTAACCTGGTATGCTATACTACTGATACTATCACAAATAGTGTTTTGAGTGGAAACGCTTTGCTTTCACTTGCAAATCTGAAGCAAACTTACCTGGTGCTTTATTACAATGATAAAGAATCTGTTAACCGTATCCCGGTACTGGAACTCAACAGGGTAGTATCTAATTCTGCCACTGCTGCTTTCAGCTTTGATATTACACCTTTTGCTGGTCAGCAAATTATTTGGTCTAAATCTTACATCCAAACACCAACTGCTTATTCTTCCATCAGTGGATCAAATTTCAGTGTTTGTTTTGGGGTATATTATGCCTAATAAATTCACTTTTCCTTCACCTTTAATATAATTGTATGGCGAATCCTAATAAAGCATTTTTAACTGGAACTGATGCAGTAATGCAGTGGTATGATACCAATGCCAAAACAACATTTTGGTCAGTTAATGATTCAAAGGGTGATATACTTTTTTATTGGAGTGATAATGATGAAAATCAAGCCAGGGAACACCTGGAAAACAATTTGAGGATGGCAGAACAACAGGGAGTGGAAGCAACACTAACTTTGAGGATCCACCCCAAAATGCCTAAATCAGGTTACTTTGAAAAAAAGGATACAGGGATGGTGGTAACACATTTTCGCCCTACTTCATTTAATCCAATTTCCTACCAACCAATGAATCAGATGGGTTATCCTGGTCAACCAAATTTGATGACAGAAATTAATGCTTTGAGGTCGGAAATTGCTGCTTTGAAGATGCAACAGGAAATGGATGATCAGGAAGAAGATGATGAAGAACCGGAAGAAAATTTTTTATCTGGTCTTATAAAATCCCCTCAAGTACAGACAATGATTCTTTCACAACTGTCCAGCTTATTTGCTCCAACACAAAAAGTAACGCACGTAGCTGGTTTTGAAAAAACGGAAAAAATGACAAATGAAACCGAAATAGACAATGAAGAACGCATTTATAATGCAGTGGAAAGGCTGAAAGCCGTTGATTCGGAATTGGCCAGTGATCTTGAACTTTTGTGTGAGATGGCAGAAACTGATAAAATGCAATTCAACTTTCTTTTGAAAATGTTAAGAAAATAATATGCCGGAAATTACTGCTGATAAGATTATTGGAAAAACACTATTTGCCAAAAAGGATCTGACTAGGTTAAATTCATCCCTGGTGAAAATTGGAACCATAGTTAAAGGATCACCGGTGGGGCAAGTTTACTCCTATATTCAAAGGGGTGGTAAAGTGTATTGGCAGTTTATAGACTTCAACAACAAGCCTTATTTTGTTTTGCATACTGCTGATAGTTTCAAATTCAGTGGTGATGTTAAACAGGCAGTTGAGCAACAAAAAAAGGAAGTTGAAAAGGTAGAAAAACAGGAAAAGGGATCAGTTCCTTTCTACATTGAAAAATATGGAAAGTGGATACTGTTATATGGAATTGGTGCGTATTTGGTAGCAACTTATATTAAATCAAGAAAATGAAAAACAAAGGGTTAATTTATATCCTGTTAGCTGGTGGTGCAATTTTGTTGCTATCAATGAAAAAGAAAACTGCCACATACAAGCTGGAAGTTCCAGCACCTGAAAAGATTACTGCCGAACAATTTAACAGACCTTCTTTGCTTCAAAAGGTAAGCAAGGCCGTAAAAAAAGTTGCTCCAGTAGTTAAAAAAGCAGTTGCAACTGCAAAACAAAAAAAGGCAACTAAACGATCAATGAAAATTGGTCAATTTCCTGATATGTGCTAAATTAAAATACAATGAAGCCACAACATTTGAAGATCAATATTCAGGATGAAATTTCAGCTGATCAGTTGAAATTGAAATATGATAAACAGGCTAATCAAAGGGCAATGTATGAACAGGAAAATAAGTTTTCCAAATCAACAGGGCAGCCTTATCAGCAATACTATGTAGAAACAAAAGTTTTTTACACTACTGCTAACATAGGTTCAGATTGCAATGATATTACTTTTATCAATGCTGGTACTACAAACTTGGTAATTGCTGAAGTGCCTTTGCTTCCCAATCAATCTTTGAGAATTTCAGGAAACAGGGGTGAACTGGACACAACACAATACCAGTTAACTTTTGCTACTCCTATAAATACTGGTAATCAATTAATCGTAATTAGAAAACTTTATATCTAATGATAACTTTGGATCTCTCTATACTGAATCAGAAAGGGACTCCAATGTTCAATTCTGACACTTTAGCCAACAGACCAGCTGCTGGTATTGCTGGTAGAATATTTATTGCTATTGATGCCCCTTATGGAATTTATAGGGATACAGGAACTTCCTGGGATCAGGTTTCAGCTGGTGGTGGTGCCGTTACCAATATTTATACTGCTGATGGTACTTTAACCGGAAATAGGACAGTAAGTTCTGGTGGGTTTAATTTAACTTTTGCCCCTCAAACTACTTTTCTTTCATCTTTAACTGCCGCAACTGGTGGTTCAAGCTATTCTGTTTTAGGAAGCAACACATTAAGCTATGCAGTAGGCTTTTCTTCCAGCAATATTGGTAATGTTTATTCTGCCAATGGTGCAATAAATGCACAGACTTTTTTAGGAAATGCAACTTTTGCCCAGGCTAATTTAGCCAGTGCAATGGTTAACGTGAATAAAATTGATTTCGGTTCTGTTGGTCATACTGTTACAATGACTCAATCAACTGCACCTGGAGTCAGGGCAATGACAGGGGTTCAGAATCAAATTCAATTTACTGGTAGTCATAATGGAACAATATCTCACGCAGCGGTAAGCCAAAATTTAGGGTTTTTTAGAGATACAGGATCAACCAGGACTTTAACAATAACAAACGCATACAGTCATTTAATTAATCCACTGGATGACTATGGAGCTGGTTTTACGTTTACAAATAGGTGGGGAATTTATCAAGCTGGGGCAAGTGATACAAATTATTTTGCCGCAAATGTATTGATTGGTTCTTCGACAAATTTGACACAAAAGCTACAAGTTACTGGAAATGCCTATATAAAAGGTAGTGGTGCCACAAGTGCAACATATGGTCTGGAAGTGCAAAATAGTGCTGGTGCATTATCTTTTCTTGTAACAAATGATAGAAATACATTGGTTGCCGGAAATTTAATGTTTGCGCCAAGTTATTCACCAGGTAGTTATGGTGTAATTACACAAGTTTCACAGGTTATTAATGTTCAAGGTGTTAATAATACTCCAGCATTTAAAGTTGCGGCTGGTGTAACTGCAGATTTTTTTCCAATTAATGGTAATATTGTTGAATTTTCAGCAAATATAACAGCACAAGCAGTAACACCAATTAATCATTTTGGAATTACAGGTATTATCGGAAATGCAAATCCAACTGCAACAAGTGTAAATATTTTTAGAATTAGCCACACAGTTACTCAGGGTGCTGGATCAACGATAACAAGAGGTATTTATATTAATCCAACAATTAATGCTGCAAATGACTGGAGAGCATTGGAAATAAGTACCGGAATATCTGTTTTGGCACCATCAACAACTGCCAGTGCCACATTAAGGGTTCCTACTGGAACTGCACCAACTACACCAACAAATGGGGATATTTGGTTTGATGGTACTAACTTATTTATGCGAATTGGTGGAACAACAAAAACATTTACAATTATTTAAAATATAATATGAAACAAATTGAACCAGTGCAAATTTGGGTTGATGGATCAGTACAAACTGGAACCCGGATTAATGCCTTTATACGTGAAGATAATTTGCAAGATTTTGCAATATTTACTTGGTCAATATTTGCAGATGGTGCAGAACCTGATACACAAGGTTTGCAACTAACTGGGGGAAATTTGACAATAAATGAACCGGATTACAGTGTATGGGATGCCACACCTGATGTTAACCTGGCAGCTTACGAGTGGATATGTTCTAAACTTGGATTAACTTTGATCTAATTAATAACAAATAAAAATTGACAAATGAACGAAAAACAAGCACTTGGAATAATTAAAGCCATTTTAGATAAAGCAGTTGAAAAAGGAATTTTTAGCAAAATGGATGATGCTTACACTGCAATAGGTGCATTTAATCTTATAGCTAAAAAATTTGAAAATGAACAGGATAAAGATGCAGAGTCAAACTGATCCTACACATATAGCCACATTTAGTACAGTCTTGTTTTCCCTGTTGGGAATTCAGAACATCAGCGAATTGGCTAACATTGTTTTTCTTGGTGCCAGTACAATATCCTGTGCAATATCAATTTTGGTAGGTCTTAAACAACTTAAAAAAAAGTAATATGAAAAGAATACTTAAAAATATCAAAACTTCATTATTTGGAAGTATTGCTGGTGGATCTCTTATTTTGGATGGTATTGCAGAAAGAAACTGGATTACCATAATTGCCGGTATTGCTGCTGCAATTACTGGACTGTTAGCAAAAGACAGTGATGTCCAATAAGAAAAAAATTTATATCGGTTTAGCCGTTTTGCTGATCTTGTTAATCGGAAAAAAAGTGAGTGCATTAAATTTAATTAAAAAGTTTGAAGGCCTTGAATTGACTTCATATCCTGATACTGGCAATATTTGGACTATTGGATACGGTAACACTGTGAATAAAGACACAGGACAGACAATTAAGCCAGGTGATAAGATAGACCTGGCAACTGCTGAACGATGGCTGAAAATGGATGTCGCAGAACGTGAAAAGAAAATAAAGGGATTGATCAAGGTTCCTGTTACTGCAAATCAGATGGCAGCTATCACTTCACTTGTTTACAATATCGGAAATAGTGCTTTTGCTTCCAGCACCCTCTTAAGGTTACTTAACCAGGGGGCAGATAAAAAGCTGGTAGCGGATCAGTTTTTGAGGTGGAATAAGGTGCAAGGAAAAGAATTGAAGGGATTGACCAACAGAAGAAAATTGGAACGGGAACTGTTCCTGAAATAGTTTAAAGGTTCATATAATAGAGGTGTTCAGGGGAAAATTTCCATTTTCCCCTTTTTTTATGCCCAAAAATTTGGAATTATCAGAAAAATGTTGATAAATTTAACCCGACAAACGATTTTTTAAACTTCTAAACAAAAAACAAATGAAAAAAAGTACACTTCAGATCATCCTGGTCATTCTTGCTTCTATTCTTTTCTGTTTTGCTGATTCTTGTATATGATCAGGCTATTTGCTTGGGTTATATCAGTTATTTACCTGGTATTAATAGGCATCCCAACTGCCATTGGTTTATTGATCATTTTACAGTTTTTATCAATTTTTAAATTTATCAGCAATGTTTCAAAACGAAATGAAAAGCGTAATTATCCACCACTATCTTCAGGGAATGATGACTTTTTTGACCAGTCGGAATGTTCATTTCATTGAGCATCCAGGGGGGAAAATAGAAATCTTTTATTCTTCAGATGAAATCCTTTTTTTAATCGGTTACCATTTTGGCAGATATGCTGAAATGCAGCACAACTAATTTTTTATGGAACTATTCAACAACTTGCGTGAAACTATGCTGGAGATTGATTACATCCAGTCAAAAATTGACCGTTTGAAAGTATGCCAGGAATCAGGTGCAATTTCCAATATTATTATCAGCTTTGATGCTGGAGCAGATCGCAAAATTTTGATGCAGTATGATACTGATATATCCCTGGTGAATGAAATCAGGTTACTGATCCAGGCAAGTATTGATTTATATGAAAACCAAATACAGGAACTAAAACTTAATTTTTAAAATGTCCAAACCATTAATAACTGGCAGACTTAAAGAAATTTGTAAAAAAAGATGGGGAAATCCTGATTTTAAAAAATTGCAAGAAGAATTTTATCCTGAAGCTAAATTTATAATTATGGAAGAAAAAATTAAAGAAAGAAAAGAAAGTAAATACAAATGGAGAATTTCCACTGGATTTTTGTACCCTGTTGATATGATGACAAAAAAACACATAATTAATACAATAAATTGCATAACTGGAAAAACAAAAACAAATCCAATACCGGATGAACATTTTAAGTTGTGCGTTCCTGACAATTTAGATAGGAATGGTTGGATTAATGTTTTTTTGGAAGAATTAAATTATAGATTAAAAAAATAAGAATGAAAGCCTACACAATGAACGGAACCAAATATTGGTTTGAAGTATTTATTTCAGCAAATGAACCCTTTATTTTATTGTCCACAAATGAATATCCCAGTGAAGGACTGGCAAAAATTTACTTTTTACGCAAATTTTCTATGAAATTTGCAATGGAAGATTTTGTGAAGTACGAAGCCAATATAAAAGAACGCAACACACAAAGAAATAATGAAGTGCGTTAATTGCTCAAAACTTTTCACAATAACCCAATACAGGGGCAAAGACGGTAAAACACTTTGCCCTTATTGTTTGACGAGTAATAATATAATAAAAAAACAAATTGAGAAAAGTGTAAAAAAAATTAGTTATAAACTTATTGAATTTAAAATATTAAAAAATGAAAAATAGTAAAAGAATAGAAAAAATAACAAAAAGGCATTTTGAAATACTTGACACTTTGGAATTTTATGATGGAGGTGAATTAAGATTTTTTTACGATTATTATAGGCTTGTAGATAAAAATCAAAATCCTATTGCAAATATTAAAAGGTATATAATTGATGATCTAATAGAACACAACTATATAATAAAAAATAAAGTTAATTACTTAATAAATAAAATATAAAAAAATGTCACAAAGAAACAAAGATCTACCAGCAATGCCAGTTCACCCAATGCAGGATAAAGTTGGTCAGGTAATCCTGATGGCGGGAATGTCAAAGCTGGAAATATCTGAACTTAA